ATGATTTTTATCTTGCAACTGCTGCTGATATTGTCTCAGACCCATCTGCTCCAAGTGCTTTTGTAGAAGGTATTATGGAAGGAAAGGAGTGGGTATGGAATCATGGGGCGTTAATGGAAGCCGAATTAGTTGGTATGAAAGAAAGAATCAACGCTAGAGTTCGGAAGAAAAAGACATTGGAAGAATCTTTGGAATTTGCAAAGTTTTTGAAAATGTTATGATGTATAAATAAATGTTAATATAACCGAATTATATTTTTAAAAACAATAGATTCAATTAGGAGATATCCGATGGCAAATGAAATAGAAAAAACTATTGAAGAATTAGAGGCAGAAGTCCTTAGTGAGTTAGAAGAAGCCAATGGTGCTGATGCTCCTAAGAAAGGTGCTGCTAAAGCAGAACCTCAGTTAAAAGCTTCTGATGCTTCAAGTGTAACACCTGGCGGAGAAGTACAAGATATGGGACCTGCCGTAACATCACCTACAGATAAATCTGGACCTGGCACACAAGCTGGTAAAAAAGCAAAAGAAGCGTCTGGTGATTCTGCTCAGAAGAAAGAAGGTAAAGCAGATTCTATGGACACACCAAATGATGGTGAAAAGAAAGTTGCAAAACCTATCGCTGCTGGTGACCAAGTAGAAATGTCAGATGACCAAGAAGTAATTGCTGAAACAGAAGAAGTTAAAGAGATGGACAAAATGGAAATGATTAAGGCAATGAAAAACATGGAAACAGAAATGAAAGATATGCCTGTTGAAATGGTCAAAGCTACATATGACAAAATGAAAGAAATGATGTCTAAAGAAATGGCAGATATGTCTGCTGAAGAAAAAGAAAAAGAAGCATTAAAGAAAGAAGCAGTTGAACAAAGAATTAAAGATATTAATGTTCAAGAACATGTTGACGCTTTAATGAGTGGAGAAGGTGACTTATCAGAAGACTTTAAGAAAAAAGCTGCAACAGTTTTTGAATCAGCAGTTAAATCTAAAGTTCGTGACGAAGTTACAAGACTACAAGAAAATTACGAAAACGAAATAGTAGAAGGTATTAAATCTAACAAATCTGAATTAACAGAGAAAGTAGATACATACATGAACTATGTTGTTGAAGAATGGATGAAGGAAAATGAACTTGCAGTAGAAAGAGGTCTTAAAGGTGAAATCGCTGAAGACTTTATTGCTGGTTTAAAACAATTGTTTGAAGACCATTATGTTGACATCCCTGATGAAAAATATGATGTACTACAAGCACAATCCGACAAAATCGCTGAGTTAGAGGAGAAGGTTAATAAATCAATTGAGGAATCAATCGACTTTAAAAAATCTAATGACACTTTGACTCGTGACAAAGTTATATCAGAGGTTTCTTCTGATTTAGCTGATACCGAAATTGAAAAGTTTAAAGGACTTACAGAGGATATTGACTTCGGTAACGAAGAAGATTTCAGAAGTAAACTTGATACTTTAAAAGAAAGTTATTTCCCTAGAACTATTAAGGAAACAACTGAGAATATAGATAATGTAGAAACTGGCCCTGCACAGGACATTGACATAACAGATTCAATGGCTGCATACAGTAAAGCAATTGGAACTGCTGTCAAGGGTGCAACTAAGTAAATATATAAATAGTAGAAATTAAAGGAGAAAACTAAAATGTTTCAAACAGAAAATCTACAAGAAAAGTGGTCGCCGGTCCTTGCACATCCTGATTTACCAAAAATTGATGATGCATATAAAAGGGCAGTAACTACTGTAATTCTTGAAAACCAAGAGAAAGCAATAAGAGAAGATAGGAACTTTCTTTCAGAAGCAGCACCAACTAACTCAACAGGTGCTGATGTTGAAAACTGGGACCCAATCTTAATCTCTTTAGTTAGACGCTCTATGCCTAACTTAATCGCATATGATGTATGTGGTGTACAACCAATGACAGGTCCTACAGGACTTATCTTTGCAATGAGAGCAAGATTTGCTTCACAAGATGGTGCTGAGGCACTTGGTGATGAAGCTGATTCTGGTTTCAGTAATGATGACGCTGCTGGTGATTTAACATCATCTGCAATGACAGGTACAAACCCATCTGCATTAAACGACAGTCCATCTGCTGGTCAGTATACATCCCCAACAGGTATGACTACTGCACAAGGTGAGGCTTTAGGAGATGCATCAGGTAATGCATTTGCTGAAATGGCGTTTAGTATAGAAAAAACAACAGTAACCGCTGTTACTCGTGCTTTAAAAGCTGAGTACACAATGGAACTTGCACAAGACCTTAAAGCAATTCATGGTTTAGATGCAGAAACAGAACTAGCAAATATTTTGTCTGGTGAAATTCTTGCTGAGATAAATCGTGAAGTAGTTAGAAGCATTTATGTTTCTGCTGTTAAAGGTGCTCAAGTAAACACAACTACCGCTGGTATCTTCGATTTAGATACAGATTCTAATGGTAGATGGTCTGTTGAGAAGTTCAAAGGTTTAATGTTCGCTCTGGAAAGAGATGCTAACGCTATCGGACAACAAACTCGTAGAGGAAAAGGTAATATAATCATCTGTTCTGCTGATGTTGCATCTGCACTTCAAATGGCTGGAGTATTAGATTATACACCTGCTCTAAATAACAATCTAAATGTTGATGACACATCTGCTACATTCGCTGGTGTTATGAATGGTAGATTCAAAGTATATGTCGACCCATATGCTGCGAATGTCGCTGCTTCACAATACTATGTTGTAGGTTATAAAGGTACTTCACCTTATGACGCTG